GGATCCGTTTAGCTTGTAATCATTCCAGTATCTGATTTTCTGTGTTTTTTCTTTGCTTTTTTTATAATTTTTCTTCCAAAGTGAGTTCCTATTTCTTCTATCTCTTTAATCTTTGGTTTATTTGGACTGAATTTAATCCTAATAGGGTCAAAACTAAACTTAAAACCACCGTCTTTTAATTTTGTTTCGAGTAAATCTATAGCTTCGCCGCTCCAGCCAAAACTGCCAAAAATTCCCACTGGCTTATCTCTATTACCCTCTGCTAACAATGTTCCTAGTGCACTAACTATTGGAGTAGGGGCGTGACCACCTAATGTGGGTGAGCCTATTAAATATCCATCAGCATTTTGGATAGATTTTACAAGTACATCATTAGGTGTAAATTCACAATTTATACTTTCAACTTCTACTGAGGTTCTATTTATACCTTTAGCCAATGCATCACCTATTGATGCTGTATTTCCATATGCGCTTGCATATATCAGAGTGATCTTAGGATTATTATTGAAAAAGGCAGAATAACAAAAACTCAATTAGACAAAATAAGAACCATAACAAGATAATAATTGTTGAGCTTTCCTAGTCTTTTAGAGTAAAATTCAAACATTATTTACACAATGAGGTAAAAACATGGCAACAACGGAAAAACCGACTGCATTAAGAACAAATTTACAACAGGCAGAAGAAGCATTTACTAATTTACTGACTCCTGAAGAAGAAGCACCAGTAGAAGAAAATGTAGAAGCTGTCGAAGAATCTGTAGAAGATATTGAGGAAGTTACCGAAGAACCAGAAATGGAAGCGGAAGCTGCCGAAGAAGTTGAAGAAACAGAAGAAGAATATCTTGAAGAAGATCAAGATGAGTCACAAGAAGATCAAGTAGAGCTTTTGGATGACGAGCAACCTCAACTTTATACCATTAAACAAAATGGTGTTGAAGTAGAAGTCACGCTTGAAGAACTCCAAAACGGCTACAGTCGTCAGCAAGACTATACACGCAAGACTCAAGAATTGGCTAATCAACGTAAAGAAATTGAAAGCCAACAAGCAGAGTTATCGCAAAAAGACGAAGTTTATAGGGATTTATTACCTAAACTTGAAGCTAGTTTAGAAGCCGAATTAGGCAAAGAGCCTGATTGGAAACAGCTATATGAAAATGATCCCATAGCTTATGTTCGTGAAAAAGATGTTTGGAACGAAAAAAAGAAACAACTGGAAGCTACAAAAGCTGAACAGCAAAGACTCAAAGATGATGAAATTGCAAAACAGCGAGAACAAATAGAGCAATTTATTCAGTTCGGTAACCAGGAGTTATTAAAAAAAGTTCCGGAATGGAAAGATACCGAAAAAGCTAATTCTGAAAAGATAGCTATTAGGGATTATGCTATTAACTCATTAGGTTTCACAGCAGAAGAAATGGATCAGGTTTATGACTACAGAATTTTATTAGGTTTAAGAAATTCTTGGTTGCATGATAAAACTGTAAAAGCAACAAAGAAAAAACCAACACAAAAATCTGCAGCCAGAGTAGCTAGGCCTGGAACTGCAAATCAAGTTAGAAAATCAACTCCTTTAAAACAGTCTAAACAGAGGTTAGCTAAATCTGGCAAAGTTCAAGATGCGGCTAAAGTTTTTGAAAATTTAATTTAATTTCTAGCGAAAGCTAGAGGAGTATGAAAAATGGCTAAAGTTACAAATGCCTTTGATACTTATACTGCGACTGCTGACAGAGAAGAATTAAGCGATGTTATTTATAACATCTCTCCAACAGCAACTCCGGTAATGAGTGCAATAGGAAGAAATAACGTAAGTAATGTGCAGTTTGATTGGCAAGTAGAATCTTTGCCAACTCCAAGTGCAACTGGAAAACTTGAAGGTTTTGAACTTTCAAGAGCAGCTTCGACTGCTACAACTAGAGTGAGCAATATCTGTATGATTTCAAGCAGAGATGCAACAGTTACAGGCTCACAAAATGCTTCTGATGCAGCAGGCAAAAGAAGTGAAATGGCGCATCAATTAGCTCTTATGGCTAAAGCGTTGAAAAGAGATATGGAAGAAGCCTTAACTCAAAACAATGCAAAAGCTACTGGTAACGCTACTACTGCTAGACAAACAGGTGGTTTAGAAACTTGGATTACTACTAACAAGTCTATCGGTACTAATGGTGTTTATGGCGGTAGTGGTGCAGCTACTACTAATGGAACGCAAAGAGCTATAACTGAGTCTCTTGTTAAGACTGTCCAACAGTCTTGTTTCACTAATGGTGGTGAGCCTTCATTACTAGTTGTTGGCCCTCACGTAAAATCAGTTGTATCTGGTTTTACTGGTAGAAGTTCAGCTAGACAGTTTGTAGATGCAAACACTATTGAAGCGTCTGTATCTATCTACTCTGGTGATTTTGGAGAACTACAAGTAGTTCCTTCAAACAGAAGTAGAGCTAGAACTGCCTTACTATTAGATCCTGAGTATGCAAAAGTTTCTTATCTTAGAGATTTTGAAACTATCGACATCTCAACTATTGGTGATGCTGAAACTAAAATGATAGTAGTTGAATTCGGTTTAGAAGTGAGCAACGAAGCTGCTCATGGAGCTGTTTACGACTTATCTACATCATAAGTTTAATTAAGGGGGGTGAGTAATCACCCCTCTTTTTTAAAATGGCAAGAAGAACAGTAATAGACTCAAGAACAAACTTTGTTAGCGAATTTGCTACAGAAGATGATAAGTTTGTTTATCATACCAAACAAAACGTAGCTCCAATTTTGAAGCACGTTAAAGACTTACAAGAATTTAAACCAGGTAAAGAATTACGTCATGTTGCGGAAGTACCTATGGTAATATATCAAAAAGCTATACGAGAAGGTTGGGCGAACGATAAAGCTAAATGGAAAAAATGGTTGAACGATCCCAATAATAAACTTTTTAGAACTTGGCAAGGTAAAGTATGACTTACGATGAATTAAAAACACAGATAGCAGATTTTCTAAACAGAAGCGATTTAACTTCTAAATTAGATTTTTTTATTGATGCTACTGAAGGTGAACTTAATAGAAGATTAAGAACTAAAGATATGGTGGTTAGAGCCAATGCAGTTGCAGATGGTCAGTATCTTTCTTTACCTTCAGATTGGCTAGAAGCTATAAATATTGAAATAACATCTGGCGACTTTACTCCCTTATTACAACAATCTATTGAGTCTTTAGATGTTTATAGAAAAGCTAATGACAACAACTCTGGACAACCAGTTTTTTTCTCTATTGTTGATAAAACTTTAGAATTAGCACCTACACCTGATAAAGATTATACTTTACAATTAACTTATTATGGCTCGATACCAGCTTTAAGTAGCACAAACACTACTAATTTTGTATCGACCGGACATCCAGACGTTTATTTGTATGGTTGTCTAAAACACGCTTCTATTTATTTAATGGAAGATGAGCGTGTAAGTATGTTTTCTCAGTTGTTTGAAAAAGCATTAGAGGAAATGAGAATGGAACAAGAACGTGCTGAATTTGGCAAAGGCTCTTTAATACCGAGAAGAAGAACTTATGGCAAAGCACACAAAACAACTTATCATTTAAAGAATTGAGGTAAGACATGGCAGCATTTAGTGATTATTTAGAAAACAAGGTATTAGGCCATGTTTTTGGTGGTACTGCTTATACAGCACCAACAACTTTATATGTGGCTTTATATACAGTAGCACCATCTGATACTGGTGGTGGTACAGAAGTTTCTGGCGGAGGCTATGCTAGACAAACTTCTACTTTTAATGTTTCTGGCACAAATCCAACAGAAGCTACTAATGCTTCAGCTATTGAATATCCTGAAGCAACAGCAAACTATGGAACTGTAGTTGCAGTTGGTGTATTTGATGCTTTAACAAGTGGTAATTTACTTGCATATTCTACGCTTACAGCATCTAAAACTATCGACTCTGGAGACGTTTTCCGAATAAACGCAGGAAATTTAGACATTACTCTAGCGTAACATCATGGCCACTATAGGCTACAACGAAGGTTACTACAGCAGATCAAAATGGAATGATTTAGCTTTTCAAGGAGAAGCTGAAATAAATGCTGTTAGCAACATGGTTGCAGTTGGAAGCATTATAATAGGTGGACAAAGTACAATACCTGCGGTTTCTTCTTTTTCTTCTGAAGGAATAAAAATATTTTTAGGTACAGCTAATATTGAAGGTACAGCTAGTTTTTCTTCAAAAGGTACACAAATATTTACAGGTCAAGCAACTTTAAGTGCAGTTTCTAATTCAAGTTCAACAGGACAATTTATAGTAAGCGCATTTGCAAATTTAAACGCTGTTGCAAATTTTAGTTCTGTTGGAACAAAAGTAAATCTTGGTCAATCAACCATAGCTGCAATCTCTAGTTTTAGC